TATTAGCATTGGGGATATATGGCTGCCATTAAATGCTTTCGATAATTCAATAAGCGACAGTAATCATGTTAGTCAAAAATCACCATATAAATCGCTATTATCTGATAGTGGTATTAATAATGGTGAATTAAAAGCATTATTATGTACAAGAATAGCTACAATAGTAGCATTATCTAGTGGGAAATACCCAGAAACTGGTACAAATGAAGGTGATTTTATAAAAGATTTAGCTTCATTTGCAAATGCTGAAGTTATAAATATAACCAGTTCAATAGACTCATCTGCATTAATCAATGTTAAAAATATGTTAAATGAGATTAAAGACCCAGTGAAAAGTACAACTGAAAGTAATCCAAAAGACCTCAGAAATTATAATTTACTTAGGAAGAATGGTAATTATTATGAGTTTAATTCTTTATATAACCAAACAGGTACACTTCCATTAACAACTAATTCAACAGGTAGACTATCTAAAGATATAAATAGTAATACTTCGTTTTATTACTATAAAGACCCAAATACGAAAAATGGTAGATTAACAAAAGAAAAATCTACAAATACTAAAATAATAAAAGGTAGAGGGAATTGTGAATTTATTTATTCAAACTGGTATATCCCAGTGAAAAGTAAGGTGCCACCGAATAATAATCAAAGTGGAATATTATCCAATATAAATTTAGATAAAAAATATGTAACTGATTCAATAAGATTACCAGTATATGCTGAACAGCCATTACTTAATAGAGTTGCATATAAAATAAAGACTGAAATAACGACAAATAATAATAATATTGTCAATGAATCATTTGCTAATATAGGTATAAATTCGTCACTTGAACGTGTTTCAATGCCAGCAGAAATAAGTTTAACAACTGAAAATCCAAACCCAAGTAAAATAAAACCAATTAATTTCTATAATGATAAGTTTAAAAATAATTTTTATAAATTATATTGTAATAAATCTATTACCGAATCAATTAATGGTATTAATGATGAAATAAAAAGAGAAGAACTTACAAAAACAGATAGTATTGAAAATTTAACATATCCAATGATTGGTGGTTTAAATGGCGATAAACCAATATATTTATTTGGACATCCATTTTATTATGCGCAAAATAATACAGATGAAAACTGGCGTAATCCAAATAAAGTAAAAGCTTTTTTATTTTTACAGACGCTTCCAATTAGCATTACTTCAACTGTTAAACATTTAACAACTCAACGCTCATCCTTTATGATTAGGATAAGTAGGGTAGAAGCGTTACTGCTGGGTTCAATGTTATGGAGAAAAAAGACTGTTGAGTCATTATATCTTTCTGGTGCAAGTGCATATATTGATATATTTAATAATTCATCTAAATACATTAACCAATATAGTATACCAGGTATTGATTCTTATATTAGAGTAGAAAATGAGTTTTACTTAACCGAGCTGTATAGTTTTACTGATTATAGTAATTTTGGTACTTGTGGTAATTTAGATTTAATACCATCTGGAATTGCAAATGCACTAATGGATGACTTTAATACATGGGTTCTTAATATAAACAATGAGAACAAACACTATGCGTGGGGAATTATATGTGAAAATTTTGAATTGAAAGGTAAAAATAATGAAACACTTAATGAGCAAGATTTTATAAATTTAGCTGATAAAATAAGTAAAAACTATTCTCATAAAACTATAGTAGATGAAATATCTTCAAATGTAATTAAAAATTATATCACTATTGAACCAATTTTAGGAAGCGATATTAAGCATAATCAATTTGGATTAATAAATAGAGATGGAAGTCCAGGCGTTAACGCAGTATTAAATCTATTAAATGAGGAATGTATAATACAATATACTGGTGACGCTTCATTAGTGTTAAATAGCGATAAGAAGACATCAATGACCGTTAATAACGTGGACTACGTAATAAATACAATGTTGAATTCAATAAAAATAGCAGATGAAGCTAATTCAACTGCTAAAATGACATCCGAAGATATAACTTCACAAGCAATTGATAATGAAGGTATTAATATTGAGGTTTATAAATATTTAAAGACGTTATATGATAAATGGGTTAGTGGATATAAATATGACGACCCAGACAGTGAATATAAGTGGATAGATAGCAACAAAAAAAGAATTAATAGTTTACAGACTTATGATATTAGGAAATTTAAATTTATTGATAGGTCATATAATAATATTGGAGATAAATTTATAATAGATATTCAGAAAACTTTAGAAAATTTCTTAGGCGAAAATGGTAAAAGAACGCTATATTCAACAATAACAGACATATTAAGTGACAATCAATTCTTATTTTTACCACTGCCAAATTATCAAAAATGGAATACAAAAGAGGATTTTGAACAAATATTTCAACCAATTCCATATAAAGAATCCAATATTAGTTCAGGACAAACTCAAATACCTGTATTTATTTGTATGTATACTGGTACGCCATCTAAATCTTTAAATATAAATACTTCAAACTATGCATATATTAATGATTCTTTAAATTTAAATGTAGATGATAAAACATTAAGTGTACCATCTGATTATATATCTAAATCAAGTAATAATATCGATGATGATGCTGATATTTTAGATACAATACCAGCATTTGCTGTTAGTTACGGAAAACAAAATCAATCATATTTTAAGAAAATATCTCTAAATATGAATAATCCAACTACAACAGATGCTTCAATCGCAGCCCTAAGGGGTTTATTGGAAAAAAGTGACAAACCAAGTTCTGGTATGGTTGTAAGTCAGAATTTATATAATATATATTCTACATATTCATATACTTGTGATATTGAGATGCTAGGTTGCCCACAAATACAACCAATGATGTATTTTCAATTAACAAATATACCAATGTGGAACGGTGCTTATTTAATATATAAAGTAAAGCATTCAATTAGAGCTGGAAATATGACAACAAATATAACAGGTATGAGAATGAGTAATGCATATCCAAAATTATTACAATCAACTGTTATTGGCTATAATACATTAAACAATAATAGTTTTAATGTGTCTCCAATTAGTGCTGAAAAAAGTAATGTAGATTTAGATAAATCAATGGGGACTAGTGGTCATTTTAAATTACGAGAATACGTCACTAAACCATATTCAAAAGATATACCATCGAAAAAAATTACAAAAGGTATGTACTCATACGGGGTAGAGGTTCAAGACGATATATTTTTGTATATAGTAGATAGAATAGATAAAAATTTAGCCCCAACAATTGATGCCATATATGATTCATGGATGGTTTCTGACGCAGGTAAGAAATATGGCGCATTCAGAATAAATAGTGGATATAGATTACCAGCTAGTAATGGAAAGTCACAGCACAACGAAGGGCTTGCAGCTGATATTCAATTAATCAAAGGAGGTAAAGTACAAAATGAAGCATTATTTCAACATATTAAAGGAATGATGGAAAATGGTTTGAAAATGGACCAGTTAATTAATGAAGTTTCTTCTGGAAAAGAAGGAACTGGCGGTTGGTGTCACGTATCACCAATACATGTTCAAGGTAATGAGGTTAAGATTAGAGGCGAAGTGTTTCGTGGGACTTTGTATGATGAAACGACAGTTACAACCCCTGGTTCACTTGAAATTATTGAAAATGCAAAATCAAACGGTAAAATATTACCAAACTCCGAAATGCTCCAAAGATTTATAAATTATTGGACAAATGCTGAAGCTGAAAAAACAAAAGAAGGACATTGGTATGATGATTTATGGCATTCTTATCTTGACAAAGGAAATGTGCAAACAATAGCTTACGGTTTACAATTACCAAGCAGTAGTTCTAGTTTTAAAGCTACTGTTGGATTTACTCAAAATGACCCAACAAATAGTAAAATATTAACCTGTACGGACGAGCAGGCTTTATCTGAACTTAGGTTTAGAATAAATAAAGCATTACCTGAAATAGAACGTTTGGTAGATGGGAATGGTAAATCTAGTAAGGGTAGAGGAGCTGGGAAATTCAACAGGATATCTAATAAGTATAGATATTGTTTAGTTGATGTTTATCTAAGGGGTGGTTGGAACGAATGGGGTAAATTTATCGACTACGTATGTGAAAACGATATAACAAATATGGCAAATTACTGGGAAAACAGAGCGAATGACCCAAAAGAAAAAGACCAACGAAGAGCTAAACTATTTTATACGTACATAAAAGGATTATAAGTTGTTTTTCTAAAAAATTTTTTGTACATTTGCAACGAATTTTAAAAATATTGTTTTATGTTCTTAGGAAATATAGTTTCAGAGCAACCCATTATTCAAGATGGGTTGTTTTATAATACAAATACATTAGAAGATGTCGACATAAATATCCCAACTTTAATAATAGGTTGGGATTTTTCAAAGCGTCTTTTTATTAGTAAAAAGCTGTCAATATTAGATAAAAATATTGATAAAAATATAAGTTGGACTTTTTCAAGAAAAGAAAAACGAATTGATTATGAAAAAGATTTAAAATTTTTTATTAAGAACTCACTAATTCAAGCTGAAAAAAGGGTTAATTATAAGTACATAAACGTATTAACCCAAAAATATACCTCAATCAAAAATATTGTAAAAAAATTGACTTCTAACGAACATTGTTATATTTATATATACAAAAACTCCTTTATATACGCCTATTTCAGTGGTACAATTATAGGGTTAGACTTCAATTCTATTGACTACATACAAGTTGAAAGAAAAAAAGTTTATAAGATATTATATTCAAACGGAAATAAGGTTATCTTTAATGATGACTTTTTACCGAGCGATATTAGGGAGAGTATTGATAACAAACAAAGAATAATACCATATTTATACGCAATACAAAATGACAGAAGAGATTAAAATGCTACTAATAGCATCATTCGTACCAAAGCCAAACCTTGAATGGTTTTTACGTAATTTAAACGATAAATTTAAAATAAAGAGAGAGGATGTTTTTATTTATAATGTTGAAAATAACGATTTAGATTATCTTTTAACGTTTAAAATTAAAAACAATAAAAAAATAGATTTTAATTTCTATTTTAGTAATGCTACTATTGTTAACATTAAAAATGGTTGTATTTTTTCTATAAATGGTTTAAACAGACTAATAGAAATGAAGACTGGTTGTGAACAAGGAAATGTGAATTATAAAAATTATAAAATAGACTGGAGTTTACATAAAGATACCTTAATATTATCCAACAAAAATAAGTTAATAATAAAAAAAATAAAAAAAATTGAGAATATTGTTGAAAAAAACGTAATTTGAAAGTATTTATATAATAAAATAAATTATTATGGGACTAAAAGTTATAACTAAAAGAATACATGATGCATTAGATAATTTTGTATCTCTAAACAACCAGGTAATTCCTGAACAAACAACTCCTGAACAAACAACTCCTGAACGAGCAATTCATGAACGAACAAAATTGAAAAAAAATGACGGTCTAATTGAAAGAGTAGATGTTAGTAAAAAAATATTTATTGCTGAAGATAACAGACAACTATTAAACGACTAAAAAACAATAGAAATGGCTAAATTAAAACTATTGACCGAACAAGAAATGTCTGAAGCTAGGAATAGATTCAAAACATTGGCTAATTTCGAACCAGATAAAACATTATTGGAATATTCATTCGTGAATAAAGAAAGTGATTTATTGCTTGATGAAGGTCCAGATGATGACCCTAATGCAATTAATGGTAAAGACTCATCTCCTAATCAATCTCAAATGGGCAGTGAACAAGCTCCAATGGAAGCACAACCTCAAATGGGCGGTGAACAAGCTTCAATGGAAGCACAACCTTCAATGGAAGCACAACCTTCAATTGGTAGTGAACAAGCTCCAATGGAAACGCAACCTTCGACTGGTAGTGAACAACCTCCAATAGAAGAACAACCAGAAGGTGGTGAAGTTGAAGTTGATGTAACTGATTTAACTAAAAAACAAGATGATATTGACGCAAAAGTTAGTTCCGTTTCAAGTGAAACATTAAATATAATGGATATGCTATCAAAATTAACAAGTAAACTTGAAGATATTGTTAGTAAGAGTGATGCTGAAATGGCTAAGATTAAAGCTGAAATAATCAAAAGAAATCCAACACCAGTTGAAGTTTTGCAAAAAAGAATTACAGTTTCAGACCCATTCAGTCAAACACCAGTTGATTATTGGAAGAAAAAAGAAGCCGAAGGACATTATAAACTTTCAGATGAAAATGAAGATGAATTGGAATTAAAAGGTTCAGATATAGATAGTAATGCAAGTGAAATTTATAAAAGCTTTGGACTTACGGATGATGAAATGAATCAATCACTAGCGACAATATTTAGACATTAATTAAAAAAATATAAATTGATTGTTTTTACAAAAAAATATTTGTACATTTGCATAAATTATAAGGGGATTTTGTTATCCCCTTATGATTATTATAAAACTTAAATTAAAATAATTAAACTTAAAACAAAAAAAAATGGAAAAAGACAACTTTGACCCAATTGCGGAGCAATTCGATAGAATTAAAGCTTCAAAGAAAAAAGAAACTCAACAAAGAAAAAAGAAAGTTGGATTCGATGTGAAAAATTACTTAAATGTAAAATTATCTGAAGGCGAAACTACTAAAAAGATTACAATTAGAATTTTGAAATTAACACCAGACTCAGAAACTAATGAACCTTTAATGAAGGTTATTCACACGCATTATTTACCTTCTGAGAAGAAATCATTTATTTGTGCTAAACAGACAGAAAATTTACCAGCAAACATTAAACGAGAATGTCCTTTCTGTGACAACAGAGATGATGCTGAAAAAATGCAAAAAGGCGCAAGTGAAGCCGTGTGGAACAAGTACAAAGAAATATATAAACAAAATGGTTCAATGATTAATTACATTGTTCGTGTAATTGATAGAGACGATGAAGATTTTGGTGTTAAATTTTGGAAGTTCAGTGAACCAGCATACAAGCTGATTGATGGTCTTCGAGAAGATAATAAAGCAGATGGTATCGACATTTTTGATTACGAAAATGGTAAAGATTTAGTTATAACAGTTGAAAATGTCAAAGGTAATTCAAAAATAACCAGCATTACAGCCAAAAACAAACAAACACCTCTGGCTTCAACAAAAGAGAGAATCAATGAGCTTGTTTCGGATGAAAAATTATGGTCAGATGTTTATGGAATTAAACCATATGAATATTTGGAATTACTTATTCAAGGTAAAGAACCATTCTTTGATAAAGCACAAGGTATATGGGTTGAAAAGGATGCTAAGATAGAAGATACAACTGATGAGGAATTTGAGGATGATTACCATTTATCGGAAGAAGAATCAGAATATGAAAGTGGAATTGGAAAAGACGATGACCTACCGTTCTAAGTATTAATATTTGTCCAGTTAGTATATGTACTGACTGGGCAAATTTATTGTTTTATGTTTAACAAAAAAATCATTAAATTATGTTAATAGTTTTGGGATTATAACTAAATTCCCGCTATAAACTACTTTTAAAATAAAGGTGGTATGGGAATACACACCTCTAATTTATAAAAAATATTAATTATGGAAGTAAAATTTAAAAAATTAAGTTCAATTGCGAAGATACCATCTTACGCAAAGATTGGTGACGCTGGTTTAGATTTAACAGCTACAAGAATTATTTCTGAAACTGAAGAGCAAATAATATATGGAACTGACTTGGCTATTGAAATACCAACTGGCTTTTACGGGGCAATAGTACCAAGGTCTTCGATTAGGAAATATCAATTATCTCTATCTAACACACCAGGAACGGTAGATTCTGGCTATCGTGGAGAAATACAAGTAACTTTCAATAAATTAAGTGGGAATTATTCTAAAAAATACGACATTGGTGATAGAGTTTGCCAAATTATAATATTAGAATTTAAAAAAATTGAATGTGTTGAGGTGGAAGAGTTATCTGAAAGTGAAAGAGGTATTAGTGGTTTCGGAGATTCAGGTAAATAATTAAATAATATTAACACCATTATTTTAACAAATAACTTGTTTTTTAGAAAAAAAGATTGTACATTTGTAACACTTAAAAATTTTAATAATTACAAACTATTGTTTCACGTTTAATATAAAAATATTATGTAAAAAATTATGGCAAAACAACCAGTAAAGAAAAAAGATGTTTCTAAATTAAATTTAACAACAGATAGGATTGCAGCCTTAGATAAATTTAAGGAAGATAATGATTTAAATAATGTCAAAGAAAAGGATTTGGAGTGGATAAGGCTACCAGAAGCTTTTTATGAAGCAGTAAAATTGCCTGGAATACCAAAAGGTTATTTCTCTATGATTAGAGGTTTATCCGACACAGGTAAATCTACGGTAAAGCTTCAATTGATAGCTGAACTACAAAGAGTTGGTATTTTACCAATTATATACGAAACTGAAGGTAATTTCCCTTGGGAACACGCTAGAATGTGTGGCGTTGAATTTACGGAAGTTTGGGGTGAAGTTGAAAATGAAGAAACTGGTGAAATTGAAAGGAAAGTGATAGACCATAAAGGTTTTTTCATATATCACGACCAAGATATTTTATTCAGAAAATATGGGAAAATGGATTATGCAGCAGGTAAGGAATTAACTAAACCAAATAGAAAAATTGCCGTTTTAGAAGATATAGCTTATTCGATTAATGATTATCTTGATAAACAAGGTGATGCTAGTTTAGGGTTGGATTGTGAAATGTGTTTCATTTGGGATTCTGTAGGGTCGATTGGTTCTTATAAGAGTTTAATGTCTAAAAGTGGTAATAACATGTTCGATGCAGCAGCAATAAAACAAAGCTTCGCAACAATAGTTAACAATAAAATACCAATGTCCAGAAAAGAAACAAGTGAGTATACGAATACTTTTTTTGTTGTAAATAAAGTTTGGATTGATAGTATGCAAATGGGTCAACCTCAGATGAAAAATTCAGGCGGTGAAGGATTCAAATACGCTGTTAGGTTAGCAATTGAAGTTGGTGGTACGGTAACATCTGGTGTAAGTAAATTGAAAGCTACGTCTGGCGGAAAAGATTACAATTATGGTATCTTAACAAAGATAAAAGTAACCAAAAACCAAGTTACTGGCATTGAATACGAAGGTAAAATTTGTTCAGTTCCACATGGTTTGTGGAGTCCAGATAAATTAGACCAATATAAAAAAGAATATTCCAAGTTCTTACTATCAAAATTATCCGAAATAAGTGGGAGAGAACTAAATGACAGTGATGATATTACCTTATCAATAGAAGAAAGCTATGATGAAGTTTAATTTTTAAACATTAAAAAAAATGAATAATAAAGAACAAAAAAGAAATTTTAGTGATGTTGAATACAGATTTTCATTTGTATTAACTATTAACGATAATGAAAATAACGCAGGTGATATTATAATTGTTAAGAGAGATTTTAATATATATAATATAGATGAGGAGTCGTTATATTCGCTGGAATTAAAAGAATGTATTGATGATGTTGTGACGATGATTGATAGAGATTTGAAATCAAAATCAAGAGTTTACACTTGGTATAATTATGATGAAAATTATGATGTTCCAGAATTCTCGGCTAAATTGCCAACAAAATCTCAAACTACATTCAAATTTACCTTATTTGATAAAGGTAAATCTATTATCTCAAAAATTTGGTCTGGTGATGGATACCCATTTACAGTTCGAAACAGTGTTGATTTGACAAATAAAAAGTACAAATATGAAAATGTTAAAAATGTAGAAATGGATTTTGTTAGGCAGATTGCCCAAAGAGCAGCTGCTGATAAACCAGATTTAACAACTGTCATTATAAAACATATTTCGAGTACATGTGTCCCTTATCAGCCAAAACAAGGTGGTAGGAAACTAATGTATAGGCAATACATCCCAGAAATTGGGCTTGAAACTATGGTTGCTAATAAAGACAACACTTATTCTTCATTGAGAAACAGATTATCGCCAAGAAAAACGGTTACCGATGAAAATGGTATTGAGAGACAAGTTTTCGATGTTTACACTACAAAATATGATGCTGGTGGTGGAAAAGAATATGATTTATCAGTTATCGCTTAAAGTAATTATAAGTAATCAAAAAAAAAATAAGGGGTGTATAATTGCACCCCTGTTTTTAAGAAAAAAAAACAGATGGAAAATAAGAGAGATGATTTAGGTTTTTTAGGTGTTGACTTCCAATACAGATTAGCCCATCACCTAGTGGAAGATAAGAAGTATTATATGGACATGGATGGTATTATTGATAA